CTCGGTACGCTGCTTGTCGAGCCGTATGTACTCATCCATAAGCCGATGGTACATTATGTCGTAAAGTTGCCTGGCTTGCTCCCTACGCTCCCTCTTACGCTCCAATTCGCGCCACCGCGCCTCTGCTTCGCGCTGTTCGCGCAATGTCGGCTTACGGTCAAGAGGTAGGCCGAGGCGAAAATCATCGTTCAGACGCTCACAGGCGGCTCGGAACGATATGCCGAATAAGTCCATCACAAACTTGATTACGTCCCCGTTCCAACCGCACCCGAAGCAGTGGGCGAAACGCCTGTTTTGAACCGTAAAGGACGGCGTTTTCTCAGAATGGAAAGGGCAGAGGGCGAATTTGGCCCGATTAAACTCCAACCCGTAAAACCGGGCCACATCGCCTATATTTAAGGAGGCTCGGATAAGCTCGGCGTATTTAATAATGTCGCTCATAGTTTCAACCGCTCGACGAGCTGCTTTAACTTACGCTCGTACTCGGCGCTGTCTTTGCAGATGAGGTATAGGCGTTTCTTTTCGGCTTCGTAGATTGCATATTTATTCATCGGCATCGCCCCTTTCCAAACGCTCTTTAGCTTCGCGGTAGAGTATGTCTTTTATAATCTGTCCTGTTGTTTCAGCCTTACAGAATATAACTTGGCAATTGTATCGAGCCAACCACGCAAAGATTGAAGCGACGAGCGCAGATGGGCGCATCCTGCTACGGTATTTGCCGTTGTAAATATGTTCCCATGTGGCATCTTCGATAAGTAAATATATTTTCGCGCCCGCCTCTTTGGCTCGTTCAAACTCGCGTTCAAAGCGTTCTCGCTCTTGACAGTAACAGTGGCACAGCTCGTCAATATTCATCTTGCGCTCGATAACAACTTTGTTGGATAAATCGAACCACTCGCCGTTGGGGAGGGGGAATTTTGCGGAGTAGTCGCCAAAGTTGAGCGTAGTGCGTTCATGGGGGCAACCGATTCGCTCTAATCTTGCCCGCAGGCGTGGTGTGTCCTGCTCGCGGGTATCAACAAGACACACCATACCGTCAAGGGCATCCATCATGTCTAAAGCGTGCATAGGCACTGATTAGAACGGGAGGTCTTTGTCATTGTCGTAAAGCTCGCTATAAGGCTCGCGGCTATCGTAGAAGGGCAAGTTACCCGTACTTACGCTCTTGTTTTTCAAGGGCTTGTCCTTTGCAATCTTATAGTTGCCACTACGAATATCGTTTACGCTTGCGAGAGCGTAGCACTCGGTTGTCCAGCCTGTTTTACCGTTGTATTCCCACTCCTTGTTGCGGAAAAGAACGCCGATTTTCTTGCCATTGAGTGTGGTTTCGTTCCAATTCCATTTATAGCCGGGGTTACTGTCTTCGATAGCGTACATTGCGTTGTTGAACATCTTCTTGGTGAATGCGTCCTTTTCGGTGCCGTCGTCCTTTGGTATGTTAATTCGACAGGTCCCGCGCCACTTTCTGTCCTCGTTGGTCTGCGCTTTGTAGTCTTTCTCAAAGTGGTCTTTGTACTGGCCTTCGGCAATGTCGAAGCTGATAACGAGTACGTTTCCCCAGTCGTAAGGGACTTCCTCTGCCTTGAGGATTTCAGCTATGTAACCGCCTGCGGGAAGGGTTTCTCTGCTTACGATTTTTTCGGGTTTGTAGCCGTTAAAAGGTTTCATGCAATTACCTCCGTTAATATTAAAATTCTGAAAGTGCGTTTAAAACTGCTTGTAAATCGTTTGGAATCTCGTCCGAATCAAATGCCCCCATAGGAGCTTTTGCTGTGCTGTTTTTCATTTTGGTATAGAAAACGTAGTCGCCGTTGTCGTTTTGCTTAGCCAATAGCACTGTTGAGAACAGGCTTTCAAGCACAACCTTTTCGAGTTTTCTGCCGTTCGTTTTTATGCGCGTAAACGAATAACCAAAATCGTCCCTAATTGTTTCGCTGTGGAACATAATGATGACGGTTATATCATCACGAAGTTGTGAGGCGGTTTCGCAGACATTCCAAACGTATTGCGTCAGGTCAATCCATTTGTCAAATCCTTTTTCTTTCATGGACTTAACCTCTGTATCAACCATGCAAGTGTTGAGTGTATCGATAACGATTGTGGAAATGTCTGGCCTTTTCTCGCTTACGCCTCTAAGAATCTGCTCAATTTTTTGCAAATCCCTCCCTGAATAAAAATTCTTACTTTCGGAGTTATATTGAGTTCGCCATCCTTTCCAAGCTAGTCCCTTTTTGTCGCAGTCGATGTAAAAGGTGGTTTTGGGGTCAAGCGTTCTCGTAGAAGTTGTTTTGCCGGAACCGCTTTCTCCCATAATCGCAATCATTTTGCTGATAAGTTATTCCTCCTTTTCTAACGGGCACAAATCTCCCACATATTTATCAGGAAACGCTACAGGCTGCTTATTTAACTGACACATACGCTCGTTACTTGATAGGTAAGGGCATTGCTTACAATTGATTGCAGCATTGCCGCGATGGTCTACAGGAAAGAACACTCTTACTATCGCTACGCCTTTAACGTAAGAGCTAACACCGCTTTCAAAATCTGGCATATTATTCCTCCTTTTCTTTTATCACTCTCGGATAATAAACCCTGCCGTTCCGATACTCCTCGACCTTACGCGTCTTGCCCAACACCTCATTGAGTAGGTTGTAAATCTGTTTACCCTTTTCGCTTTGTAAGAAGTCGGCTATTGGAAACGTAGCCTGAACGATGTCTTTATGTACCCTACGTTCTCGTCGTACCTTACGCAATTTGGTTGCGAGTTTGTTTCGCTCGTTCGGTGTAAGTTTGTCTAATTCGAGGCTATGCAACAGGTCTTGTGTGAGTTTGTCGCATTGGTTGACTTGTTCGTAATGCCACTTGTAGTCGGATTCGGCCTGTTTGAGTAGGGCGATGATGTTTTTGATTTGGTCTGAGTAGTTAGGAATATCGGCCTTTATTTTGCACCACCTTCTTTCGGCTCAATATCATCAAACACAACCGGCACTTTTTCTTTCAGCTTATCCAAGAGAATTAATGCCACTTCTCGTATCTGTGGGTGTGCTGCCGGAGAAGTACGGAGCTTCAAAAAATGCCGCCACTCGCGGAGGTTTGCCGTCATTACGACCTCGGTTTTTAGGCTGTTAGGGAGGACGCTGCGGGCTTCCTGTGGGGTGGCTCCGCCCTTTATAAGATCAAAATATGCTTCTTCGGCTTTACGGCAAGCCATCTCCCAATCATAATACTGTTGTGAACCTCTGTTCCAAAAACATGGTTCAATAACGGTAATTCCACAGTCGAATCTGCCGGAGGTGTAATCACAGTATCTTGTGCTCTCCTGACTATACGACGCTATCCTGTGCCTTACAATCTCATGGCTTACGCCCCTATCGCAAATAAACTTGACCGTGATGTTAACGTGCTCCAACACCGATTCATGCCCGCGCTTGATTATGTTGCGGACAAACTGCTCGGATGAGGTGTCGGTTTTTTTGTCCTCGGATTTATAGCAAGTACGCCCACACAACTCGATCTTACGCAGAATGTCGGGGCCGCTGAGATTGTCAATTATGATTACGTCGGGTTTGATTATTCTCATTTTGCACCTTCTTTCAGTGGCTCGGGGTCGCTCTCGTCGTTTTAAAACAGCTTCGTTTCCGCTTCATCAGCCTTGTCCTTCGGCGGCTCCTCGGCGGGGTTGTCCTTCTGCGCAAACGGTAAGTCTATCAGCTCTGGATGATTTTCGTGCGTCCAGATTGCTCCAAGCATATTCCACACGAAAGCCCGGTCGTGCGGTTCGTCCTTGTCGCCGCGCAGGAATTTCAGATAGTGTCTTACGCCGGAATCTATGTAGCAGTGAAGCGGTATGCCCTTCTCCCAGTTGCGCTCATTGTATTTGCGGGCGCCGTCTTCGTACTGTTTGGAAACCTCAAGGATTGCCGTCGGCTTGTCCCAGCCGAATTTTTCGATTGCCCACAGAATTGCGCCGAACAGGCTGTCCGGACTACCGTTTCGGACATACCTTTCAATCTCCACAAATACAGGGTCCTGGAAGAAATCGCCCACAACTTTGAGGGGTAGTAAATCGCATCTGCCTTTCCCTTCGGCCACGTCCCTTACAGCTCCAGTTGAAAAAGTTCGACGCTCTCCGGAATCTTTTAGCTGCATTTCAAATCCCCCTTTATAGGCGTGGTAAGTGTGCGCTCAACGCTCCAGTGTAATACCGTTCACCAATTAAATCTCGCCTTGCTCCGCTGTCTTTAAGCTCTGCCATTGTTAGCCTCCTTTCAAGCCTCTCTGCCGATAAACTTTATCGGCATCCCTTTAGCCTTTGCGTAGCCGTACTCCATGTTGCAACCTCGGCTGTCCTGCCAGCTTCCGCACAGCCATAACTCATCACAGCGGCTTAACACTTCAAAACAATGCTCCATGCCGTCTAAATAGGTAAGTTGGCTATACATAAACCCTGTTGCGTGTAACGGCGAGTAGAACGTGCAATCCGGGTGTTTGTGTAGCAAGCCTTTAATAATCTTCTCAACCGCGTCCACGTTCTCCTGTTCACCGCCGAATGGGTGCGCTATGTATATAAGCTTCATGTACTGCCCTCGCTTTCCATCTTTGCGCCATTAGCACAGTAAAAATCATCATGTACCACTCTGTTCATCTTATCGCACCAGCCAAACACTTTCGAAAAGTTGGTTGTGTTGTATTGTTTACAGTCCTTGCACCGCACAACCTCAACTGCGTCGATTGTCGGGGCGTCCTTTATGGTCTTTCTACTAGCCATTGACCATTCGTTTTCGTCCATTCTTTTGAGTAGCGCATCCGCATCTATGTATCGTGGCATACTATTCCTCCTTCTTCACACCGTGGTGGCAATAGCCCATACCAACGGTTTCGATTTCTGATTCGCTCCAAGGCGTTTGCCAATCTCGGCATCGGCAATATCCGAACGCTATAGACGAGTCGTAATTGTGGTCATATTCCCAATACTGACAATCTTTACAGCGCACCACTTCGGTTGAGTCCACCGAAGTCAATCCTGACACGATACTTTTTATATGGAAATACGCCTCGGTGCCGAGAGCTTTATCTAGTAGGGCTTTAACGCTTATGTATTCGGGCATTGCGATTCCTCCTTTACGGGCTGTTTGAGCCAGTCAAGAAACGCATCGCGCCTATCATTAGCAACGCATACACCCCGCGGTCTAAGGCATATCCCCCTGTCGTCAGGGACGGTGTTTCCGTTAGCGCAGT